ACGCAAGCAGCAATACGAGCGGGTTATTCAGAAAGAACAGCATATGCTATTGGAATAGAAAACTTGAAAAAACTTGAACTCAAAAATTATATAGAAAACAGAATGAAAGAAAAAGAAGATGAATTAATAGCAAAGCAAGATGAGGTGCTAAAATACTTGACATCAGTTTTAAGAGGAGAATCAGCTTCAGAAGAAATTGTTATTGAGGGTACAGGTGACGGTTGCAGTGAAGCTAGAACAATGGAAAAAGCTCCATCAGAAAAAGATAAATTAAAGGCTGCAGAGTTATTAGGAAAACGATATGGCTTATTTACTGATAAGCTAAATGTTAATGTTGAAGAAAAAGAAGAAAAGAAAAATGCTATATCAGACATATTAAGTCAGATGAAGAATGTAGATGATATTAAATGATTGAATTAAGTCCAAAGTATAAAGAGTTTTTACAAGTAAAGTGTAAAAGAGAGTTTTTAGAGGGAACAACAGCAGCAGGAAAAACTACAGTGGGTATATTTAAGTTTATGTGTATGGTGGCAGCTTCGGATAGAAAGTTTCACGTGATAGCAGGCGATGATGTGGGAACAGCAGAAAAAAATGTGATTAATAGTGAAAAAGGACTTTTAGAACAATTTGAAGGCATCGCAGAATACTATCCACAAGGAAGAGATAAAATACGATTACCCCATATAGAATACGAAACAAATAATGGTGTCAAAATAATATATGTGTGTGGATACGGGGATAAAAAACGTTGGAAAAAGGTATTAGGTGGACAAGTTGGCTGTGTATATTTGGATGAAGTAAATTTAAGTAATATGGAATTTATGAGAGAAATAACTCATAGGTGCAAATATATGATGACGACTTCTAATCCAGATGATCCTAATTTACCAATCTATAAGGAATTTATAAATAAATCAAGACCTTTACCCCAATACATAAAAGATTATCCTCAAGAACTATTAAAAGAGTTGAATGAGAAAACAGTAAGTGGGTGGGTACATTGGTATTTTACTTTTAAAGATAATCCAAGTTTAACCAAAGAAGATATACAAGAAAAGAAAGATTCTACACCAGTAGGAACAAAGATGTATAAAAATAAAATATTAGGATTACGAGGCAAATCAACGGGACTTGTCTTTATAAATTTTGATAGAAACAAGCACTGTATTACAAAAGAAGAAGCAAAACAATATTTAAGAAATATGGAAACAGAACAAGTTCAATTAACAACGAAGCAAAAAACAGTAAGACAAAGAGATGAATATTTTGAAATATTTACTGCGGCATTAGATACAGCATACAGTTCTTTAAGCCCTGATACAATCGCAATGAGTTTTGCAGGAATAACGAACAAAGGCAAATATATCTTACTAGATGAAAGAGTTTATAACAATGCAGAATTAGCTGTGCCATTAGCACCAAGTGATACAGTAAAGAATTTTGTTGAGTTTTTGGAAAGAAATAGGAAAGAATGGGGGCTTGCTAGAAATGTATTTATTGATTCGGCAGACCAAGCTACAATAAAAGAATTTGCAAAATATAAAAGACAGACAGGCTGTATTTATGTATTTAATTCTGCATGGAAATCAAAAATGCAGATTATTGATAGAATTAATATTCAGCTTGGCTGGTTTAATGATGATTGCTATTATATAGTTGATACTTGCACGAACTATTGTGATGAGCTTGATGTATATTCGTGGAAAGAAGAAAAAGACAATGAGCCAGAAGATGGAAATGACCATATGGTTAATAGTTGTCAGTATAGCTGGATTCCATTTGTAAATAAAATAGGAGTGAAAAAACAATGAAGTTTGGAGAAAGAGTGAAAAATATGATTAAAAGCTGGTTAGATATAAGACCTGCAATGGGTCAAAATTTTGTAATTCAAGAAGATATGGATTTTAATGCTGAATGTATTAGAAATCAAATTTGGTATAGAGGTGATAGTCACGAACTTGCTTCATTTTATAGTCAATTAGAATATGCTTCAGATATGTTTTGGGCTGTTACTCAAACTGCAGATATAAAAATGAAGAGGTCACATTCAGGACTACCAAAACTATTGATTAAGACAATAATAAATACAGTTATAACAGATTATTCAGGAGATGACGCAACTAACCAATATTGGATAGATGTTAAGAAGGAAAATCAATTTGATTCTGAATTGTTAAAGGAAATTCTAACTGGTTTATTAGTTATAGGAGATGGAGCATTAAAGATTAATTATGACCCAGATATTTCAGATAAAGCAATATTAGAATGGGTTGATGGTTCAAGAATAGATTTTGTTTATAAAAGAGGTAGATTAACTGAAATAGTATTCAAATCTTTTTATGCAAAAGGAAGTAATACATACAAGCTTGAAGAGCATTATGGATATGGTTATGTAAAATACGTATTATTAAAAGATGACAAAGAAGTAAAATTGTCAGAAGTAGATGAATTGAAAAAATTAAAGAACCTAAAATTTGACAAAGCTACAATGTGGGCAGTTCCAATATTCTTTAATAAATCTGCAAAATATAAAGGTAGAGGAGAGTCAATATTTAATGGAAAATATGACTCTTTTGATAGTTTAGATGAAATAATTTCACAATGGCTTGAAGCAGTTAGAACTGGTAGAGCAATAAAATATATCCCAGAGGATTTACTTCCAAGAGATCCCGACACTGGAGAAGTATTAATGGGAAATCCATTTGACAATAAGTATATTAAAACAGAAACTACAGCAGGAGAAAATGACAAAAAAGAAATTACAGTTACACAACCATCAATACCAACAGAACAATATTTGCAATCATATATCACATTTTTAGATTTATGTTTGCAAGGTGTTGTAAGCCCATCAACACTTGGAATTGATAATAAAAAACTAGATAACGCAGAAGCACAAAGAGAAAAAGAAAAGACAACATTGTATACTAGAGGAATGATAATTGATATTTTATCAACATTTATTTCTAAAATTTATAATGTGGTTTTACAATCTTATGCGCAATTAAATGGTGATGCAACTCCAGTTGAAGAAGAAATAAATGCAAAATTTGGAGAATATAACAATCCATCTTTTGAAGCTCAAATTGAAACAGTTGGAAAAGGTAAAATGCAAGGTGTAATGAGTATAGAAGCATCTGTTGATGAGTTATACGGAGATAGCAAGGATGAAGAGTGGAAAAAAGAAGAAGTTGCAAGACTTAAAGCAGAACAAGGGATTGTAGATATAGATGAGCCAGCAGTCAATCAAGATTTAGAAGAGACAGAAACACTTGAAAAAGAAGAAAAGGAAGATGTAAATGAATGATGAATATGATATTGCTAAAGCTTTTCGAAGAATAGAAGAAACGTTAATAGAATCAATGAAAAGAAATCTCACAAGGCATTTGAATGAGGAAGCAGAAGAAGGTTTTCGTTGGAGCATGTGGCAAGCAGAACAATTGAAGTCTCTGGAAAAGTTTAGAAGCGAAAATAAAACATTATTCAAAAAGGATTTTAGTACAATAAATACTGATGTAGAAGAATTAATAAAAAAAGGTTATGAAGATGGAAAACTAAATCAGGAAAGATTGATTTTAGAGGCAATTCAGAATGGAACATTTGATTCTGAAAATAAAAAAATAAGCAAACTATGGCATATTTATAAAAATACAAACAATAAAAGAATAAGAAAAAAGCAACTCACAAGAATATTTAAGGAAGTAAATAATGCTGAAAGTACTTTTTTTAGAATAAATGAAAATAAATTAAAAGAACTAATAAAAGAAACAACTGGAAATTTAAGACAAGCAGAAAGTTCTATATTAAGATATACAAATGATCAATATAGAAAGATAATATATGATGCACAAGTATATGCAAATACGGGTTCAGGTACATTACAGCAATCAATTGATATGGCAACAAAAGATTTTTTATCAAAAGGAATAAATAATATTGAATATTCAGATGGAAGAATGGTGAATATTGCTTCTTATGTTGAAATGGCAATTAGAACAGCAAATACACGAGCTACTTTATACGGAGAAGGACTAAAAAGAGATGAATGGGGTATCCATACAGTTTTAGTTCCAAATCGTGGAGGAGGTTGTCCGTATTGTATAAAGTTTCAAGGAAAAGTTTTTATTGATGATGTGTATTCAAACGGAACAGAAGAGGAAAGCAAAATTCAAGGTTATCCGCTTCTTAGTTTTGCAGTTAAACAACGATTATTTCATCCTAATTGCAAAGATACTTTAGTTACATATTTCCCTAATGTAAATACAAAGCTAGTTCTACCAACAGCAGAAGAAATTGAAAGAAAAAGACAAAATTATATAAAAGAGCAGAAACTTAATTATATAGATAGAAACATTGATAAATACAAAAGATTAGAATTAGGAAGTTTAGATAATGAAAATATAGAAAAATACCATAATAAGAGGCTTGAATGGCAGGAGTACAAAAGAAAATTTAAAAAGAATAATGAATTATCATATTATGATGTCAATAACTTGAAAAAAACACCAAACGGTAGTATAATTAAATTGTCAGATGATGAACAATATGCTTTAAATCAATACTTAAGTGCTGAAAGTTATAATTTGAATGAAGCATTTAGAAAAGAATCAGATTTAACAGAGCAACAAGAAACAATGAAAACTAATCTTGATAAAGCGTTAAAGAAATTTCCTAAATATGAAGGAGAAGTTACTCGTTCTTTAGAACTTGATAGTGAAATGTTAAAAGAATTTTTAAATGTTCATAAAGAGGAAAATATAATAGAATACAAAGCATATACATCAACTACAACAGGAACAAGATACAATGATAATAGTAATGTTGAATTACATATAAAATCAAAAAATGGTAGAGATATAAGACAATTTAATAATGAAGAACAGGAAGTGCTATTTGAAAGAGATTCAAAGTTTAAAGTAGTAAAATTAGAAAAAATAGAAGAGGTATATCATATTAAGATGAAGGAGTTATAAGATGAGTGAAAAAAAATTATTTCAAGCCAAAAGATGGACAGAATATTATGGAGCAGAAACAATTGGATATTCAGAGGTAACTGAAGAAGAAAAAAAAGAAGCCGAAGAACTATTCAAAAAAATAAGAGAAGAATCAAAAAATAAATAATATATGTAATTAAGAGTCCAATAGGGCTCTTTTTTAATAGCTCCAAACACTGATGAGGGTAAAAGCATGTGAAAATATAGTCATTTCAAGACTTAAAAAAGTAGGAGGTAGTGAAGTTATGGAAGGTGAAAATAATAACAACCAAAATAACAATGCCCAAAACACTACAGGGCAGCAAACAAATCAAAATGCAAATCAACCATCTAATGAAGTTGTAGATTATGCAAAAATCCAAGAAATGATTGATGGTAGAAATGCAAAAACAGAAGATAGCGTTTTAAAAAGCTATTTTCAAAAGCAAGGCTTAAGTGAAACTGAGATGGAAAGTGCAATAAATGCATTTAAAGCTCAAAAAGCAAGGCAAGCTAATGCTCAAAATAAAGAGTTGACTGATGCTCAAGAATCTTTACAAAAAGCACAAGACGAAAATAAACGATTGAAAATCGAGAAAAAGGCATATGAGTTTGTTGATGAACTAAATGTCGAAAATAAGACAATGCCATATTTACTAAAAATGGCTGATTTAAGTGCTTGTACTGATAAAGATGGAAAAGTAATCGAAGATTCTTTAAAAAATGCACTACAAAAAGTTATAGCGGATGTTCCTGGTTTGAAAAAACAAGTAGCAGGAAATGTTGGAGTAACTGTTGGTGCAGATACTTCTAGTGCTCAAAATGGAATAAATCAAGTATTTGATTTTGGGTTTACAGGGGTAAGACCAAAAAAATAATAAAATAGAAAGAGAGGAAAAAAATTATGTCATTTGTAAAATCAAATTTGAATTATGCTAAAGAATATTCACAAGCTTTAGCTCAGGCGTATCCATACGCTTTGTATTTTGGTGCTTTATGGAGTGCTACAAAACCAGATGTGAAATTTTTAAATAATAATACTGTTGTATTGCCAAGTTTAAGTGTAAAAGGTAGAGCTAACGGAGATAGAGACACAATAGGGTCTTTTGCTAGAAACTTCAATAACGCTGAAGAAACAAAAACATTAAGTACACACAGAACTTGGAACACATTAATTCATCCAAGAGATATTGATGAAACAAATCATGTTGCATCAATTCAAAATATTACTAAAGTATTCAATGAGGAACAAAAATTCCCTGAAATGGATGCAGAAATGATAACCGCATTATTCACATTAAAGAATGCTCAAGAAACAATTACAGACGGTGAAGCTTTAACAACTGCTAATGTATTAACAAAATTTGATAACTTAATGGACAAAATGGATGAAGCAAGAGTACCTTCTGCTGGAAGATTGTTATATGTTGATACATACACAAAAACTTTAATTGATACAGCTAAAGATGTTGTAAGAACATCAGGAAATCAGGTTTTAGGCAGAACTGTATCAAGAATTGATGAGGTTGAAGTAATTGGAGTTCCAACTTCAGCAATGAAATCTAAATATGTTTTAAGTTCAACAGATGGTTTCTCTGTTGATGAAAACGCAAAAGATGTAAAAATGTTGTTAGTACATCCAAGTGCTGTTATTCCAGTAATTACTTATGATTTTGCTGAATTAGGTTTACCTAGTGCATTATCACAAGGAAAATATACATACTTTGAAGAGTCTTTTGAAGATGTATTTATCTATAATAAAAAACATGCTGGTATTCAATTCTATGTTGAAGAAGCTTCTAGCCCATCAATTTAACAATTTTTAATTGTTAGAAAGAGGTACGAAATGGATAAGTATGTAGATAGTAATTATTATAAAAACACTTATAAAGGAACTGCTATGTCTGATACGGAAATTATCAACAGGCAATTAGAAATTGCAAGTTCACATATTGATTCTTTAACTTTCAATAGAATTGTTGCAAAAGGATTGGATAATCTTACTTCTTTTCAACAAAAAATTGTGAAAAGGACGGTATGTGAACTTGCTGATTTTGAGTTTGAAAATGCAGATGTTTTACAGACAACATTATCTAATTATTCTATAAATGGTGTTTCAATGTCTTTTGGAGATAGTGCAAATATCGAAGTAATAAATGGAGTTACACTACCAAAACAATTGTATAATTACTTGATGCAAACAGGATTAACTTGTAAGAATGTGAGGTATTAAGTTATGAATTATCCAAAATTAGTTCCAGATAAAGTATGTAAAACAGATATAACTGTGAAATTGTATAGCAAAGAAATCTCAGAAGATGGAGAGCCTGAGGTTTTACTTGAGCAAGAATTAAAATGTAATTGGCAAAGTAAATCAAGGCGAGTTTTATCTGCTGAAAAGGTTGAAATTGTTATTACAGGAACTGTATATTTTAATGGAGATATAGCACCAAGTTTATCTGAATTAGCAGGTGGCGAGGTTGTTATATTTGGAGAAACAAGACGAATATATCAAGGTACGAAATCAAGAAATCCTGATGGAAGTGTAAATTATACAATGTTGGAGATTATGTAATGAAAACAGTTAGTTCAAAAATAAAAATGAATTATCCCCAAATAAGCCAATTAGGTAAAGCTGCAATTACTGCATTAGAAAAGACAACATCAGCATTACATACAGAAGTAGTAAATGCTGGGGTGATGCCTTTTGATACTGGAACAATGCAAAACAATGCAACTTATGAGGATTTTTCAAATAGTAATCGAGGACAAACTTTGTTAGTAACTTCGACACCTTATTCAAGAAGGATGTATTTTCATCCTGAATACAATTTCCAAAAAACAGAAAATGCCAATGCACGAGGTGAATGGTATGAGCCTTGGATAGATGGTGAAAATAAAGATTTTGCTAAAAAAACATTTGCAAACTTTTATAAAAAGGAGGCTGGTTTATAATGTTAGAATTAGCTGATATTAAAAATTGGCTTAAGACAATTGATAGCGGAGCAGAAAATTTTTATATAGGAAAATTAGATAATAAGAAAGAAAAGTCTATTGGAGTATATCAATTGAGGACAAGCAGTCCACCAGATATTGCCGTTGGAGGGCAAGCTAATACGAAGACTTTAAGTAAGTCTGTAAGTATATTAATTCATTGGAATAAAAATGCTAATGAAACTGAAAATAAGGCATTAGAGATTTTTAATAAAATGTCAAATGCCAGAAATGTTGAAATAAATAATTTAAAAATTAATTATATTAGGTTGCTAGTTCACGAACCTGTAGATGTTGGAACAGATGAAAACAATGTCTATGAGCGAGTGATTGAAGCAACCTTTTATTATGAGAAAGGAGAATAATTATGCCAAATGTAACAAGTGGAGTATATCCAGTATTTAATAATGTATTTAAAATCGGAACAGCAGGAAGATCATCAACATCAAGTGATATGAAAACAATTGCTGATTGCGAATCATTTTCTTTGTCTATGGATAATAATGTGGAGGAGTGGACACCTATGACAACAGAAGGTTGGATTAGAAGAATGCAAACAGGTAAAGGTTTCTCTATAAGTATTTCTGGAAAAAGAAATGTTGGAGATGCTGGAAATGATTATGTTGCAAGTAAATTATTTGCAACTGGTCAAGCAGTAGAAACTAAATTTGAATGGGAATTTGCAGATGGAACAGTAGTAAGCTTCAATTGTATTATATCTGTATCTAATGCAGGAACAGGGGATAGTACAAATGTTGCACCTCTTGAGTTTGAGGTAATGTCAGATGGGGCACCAACAGTAACACCTGTAACACCATCAGTATAATTTAAGCCTCGGTAGTAATCTACTGGGGCAATTTTTTTATAGAAAGGAAGATTTATTATGTCACAAATTGATATTAGTTCAAAATTAGGTAAAGAAAAAAAGACAATAAAATTGGCAGAAGGAAAAGTATTTGAAGTTGACACAAGTGCTGATAAATATTTAATTATTCAGGAAAAATTGGAAAAAGAAAATTTTTCTATAAATAGTATGTATGAAATGATTGAAGCTTTAATGGGTGAAGAAGCATTAAAAGAAATCAAAGATATGAAACTTACAATAAACGGTTTAAGAGCAGTTATTACTGCAATCTCAGCTACAATAAGTGAAGTTAGTTATGAGGAAATGGAGGAACGATTTCAAGAATCAAAATAGTTATGAGACTTATTATGATTTATTTGAAGATTGGGATTTAATCGAGAGTTCATTTTCTCAGCAATACAATATTCGCTTAAGAAAAGATATCTCAAATATGGAATGGGGTGAGTTTTCAAACCATCTTGCTGGGCTTAATGGGGAAACACCATTAGGAAATATTGTCAGAATAAGAAGTGAAAAAAATCCCGAAGCAATAAAGAAATTTACAGCCGAAGAAAGACGAATTAGAAGTCAATGGCATAATAAAAACGCTTCTAAGATGTCTGAGCAAGATTATAAGCAAGCTATGGAAGACATAAAGAATATGTTTAAAGAATTAGCAAAAGAAAGTAGGTGAGATAAATGAGTCAAAATGTAGGCGAAATAGATTTAAGTTTAATTCTAAATAGTGATAAATTTAAATCGCAATTAAAAAATACAAAGTCTTATGCAGACGAGGCATCTTCAAAAATCTCATCATCATTGTCAAAAATAGGAAAAGCTGTTGCTGTAGCATTTTCTGTAACGAAAATAGTTCAGTTTGGAAAAGAATGTTTAAAAGTAGCGACAGAAACTTCTAATGCTTGGATTGGTTTAAATTCAATATTAGTTGGACAAGGTAGAAGTTTTGATAAAGCAAAAGCATTTGTTCAAGAATATGTTTCTGATGGTTTAGTACCATTGAATAATGCTGTTGCAGCTTATAAGAATTTAACATTAAGAGGTTATAGTTCAGACCAAATTGAAAAGACAATGAATGCCTTAAAAAATAGTGCTACATTTGCAAGACAAAGCACTTATACTTTAGGTGAAGCAGTACAGACTGCAACAGAAGGTTTAAAAAATGAAAATTCAGTTGTAGTTGATAATGCAGGTGTTACAAAGAATGTGGCTAAAATGTGGGAAGATTATGCAAAATCAATAGGCAAAACAACTAATCAATTAACTCAAAATGAAAAAATACAAGCAGAAGTTAATGGAATATTAGAGGAAACAAAATTTCAAAGTAATGATGCTGCCATTTATGCAAGTACATATTCAGGAAAATTAGCTCAATTAAACACTGCATTTACTAACTTAAAGACAGCCGTTGGGAATGCAATACAACCAATTGCAAAATTGTTTATTCCTATAATTACGAATGCAGTAAATGCGGTAACTAAATTATTTACTGCTCTTTCTGGTTTACTATCATTGTTTGGATTGAAGGCTGATAGCGTAGAAACTGTTTCAAGTGGAATAGGAGGACTGGCAAGTTCAGCTGAAGACGCATCTGATGCAATAGAAGGAATAGGAGATAGTGCAAAGTCAGCAGGAAAAGATGCCAAAAAGGCATCAAATAACTTAGCAGCATTTGATAATTTGAATGTGCTTCAAAAAGATGACAAATCAGGAAGTGGCTCAAGTTCTGGAGGTGGTTCTAGTGGGTTTACTGATACATTAGATGTATCGAGTAAAGTTGAAGAAGATACAAGTGCTTTTAGTGGACTTATAGAAAGAGTAAAAGAACTTGCTAGTATTTTTAAAGAAGGCTTTGATATTAGTTTTGGTAATACAAATTTTGATGGGATAAAAAAACATCTTCAAAGTATTAAGGAAATGTTAAAAAGTATTTGGACAGATCCAGATGTAGTAAATGCTGCCCATCAATGGGTCAACACTTGTGCTTATGTATTAGGACAATCTGTTGGTGCTATTGCAAGAATTGGTGTAAATATTGCTGAAGGTTTTGTTGGAAGTATTGATAACTACTTAACTCAAAATGTTGATAGAATAAAAGAACATTTATGCACAATGTTTGATATTTCAATTGAGAATATGACATTAACAGGAAATCTTATGCAAGCATTGGGTGAAATATCCGATGTGTTAAGTGGAGATACAGCTAAACAAATTGGAGCAGATTTAATTTCAATATTTACAAATCCTTTAATGAGTGTTGTAGAATTGTTAAGCAAATTTGTAGTAGATTTGAAAGCTATATTTGTTCAACCAATAATTGATAATGTTGATAAGATAAAAATAGCGTTAGGAAATATGTTACAGCCAATTGAAACGGTATTACATACAATTGGAGATGCTTTTACATATGTGGGTGATAAGTGGAATGAAATATATGACAATCATATTCATCCTTTAATGGATAGTTTAAAAACAGGTTTAAGCGATACATTTAGTAGGTTTTTAGATGTTTACAATGAGTATGTTGCACCTGCATTGCAGAGAATGGCAGACAAATTTACTGAACTATGGGAGCAACATTTAAAACCACTTGCTGATAAATTTTCAGAATTTATGGGAAAAGTATATGATTTAATTAAAGTGTTGTGGGAAAATATCGTAAAACCATTTATTGATTGGTTGGTTGAAAATATACTTCCCATATTAATTCCAATATTTGAAAATACTTGGAATACTTTGTGCACACTATTTGGAGCTGTTGCTGATGGAATTAAGTCAACTATTGATATATTAATAGGTATAATAGACTTTCTTATCACTATATTTTCTACGGATTGGAAACAAGTTTGGGAAGATATAAAGATCTTTTTTGTCGAAAGCTGGGAGAATATTAGAAAAGTTGCAACAGAAATAATAAATAACATAAAAGAATATATCGAAACAAAATTAGAGCAAATAAAAACAACGTGGCAAAATATCTGGAATGCTATAAAAACATTCTTTACTGATTTATGGAATGCCATAAAAACAACTGTAACTAATTTATTTAATTCAATTAAGGATTTTATTTCAGATGTTTTAAACAACATACAGACTATATGGCAAAATATTTGGAATGCTATTAGTACATTTTTTACTAATATTTGGAATGAGCTAAAATCAACGGTAACTAATATATTTAATGCAATAAAAGATTTTATTTCAAATATTTTAGATAATATAAAAACTACGTTTACTAATGTTTGGAATAGTATTAAAGAAACAGTAACTAATATTCTTGAGACAATGAAAACAACGATAACTAATATTTGGAACAATATTAAAACAACAATAACTGATGTTATAAATAATGTGAAAAGTACAATTTCAAATGTAATAAATAATATTCAGTCAATTTGGACAAATGTATGGAGTAGTATTCAAATAATAGCATCTGCAATTTGGAATAATATTACAGGTACAATTTCAAATGTAATAAATGGAATAAGAAATACGATTTCAAATGTATTAAATTCTATTCAATCTGTTTGGACTAACGTTTTTAACGGATTAAAAAATACTACAACTAATATTTTCAATGGAATTTGGAAATCTATAAAAGGTGTTATAAACTCAATTCTTGGTGGTATTGAAAGTATGGCAAATGGTGTAATTAATGGAATTAATGGAATGATTGATTCGCTTAATAGTGTGCGTTTTGATATACCTGATTGGGTACCAATGTGGGGAGGAAAAAGTTTTGGACTTAGTCTTGGAAAAATTGGCAATGTTTCACTTCCTAGACTTGCAGAAGGTGGTTATGTAAAAGCAAATACACCACAACTTGCGATGATTGGTGATAATAAAACACAAGGCGAAATTGTTGCACCTGAAAATAAAATGTTAGATATGATTTTGACAGCTTTAAAAATGCAAAAAGAACAGGAAACTACTATTAATCAAAATGGAAATACAATAGTTCTAAACTTTGATGGAAGTCTAGCTCAATTAGTTAGATTATTAAAACCAGAACTTGATAGAGAAGCAACAAGACGAGGTGATAAATTAGTAATAGGAGGTGCTTCATAATGGCAGAAAGATATGATTTTATAATTATAGATGGAAATCAGTACAATATTGGTGTTTATGCAGACATCAAGGAAAGTGCTGATTTTTTAGATAAATACGCAAATAGAACTGATGATGGAGATTTAAAAAGAGAACTTATCGGTGTATATTTTAATTATTCTGATATAAAATTTGAAGCACAAACTGACAGTAATTATTCGGAATTTGAAAGATTGTGGGATAAATTAACAGAACCTGAAGAATTTCATAATATAAAAATTGCTAATTTTCAATTTCGAGCTTATTTTAATGGCATATCAAGAACTATTTATGATTATAAAAATGGAAGGGCTTATAGAAAAGATATGACAGTAAACTTTACAGCTAAAGCCCCAGCAAGGAGTTGATGTTTATGAAAACAAAGGCGAGTATAACTTTTGGATTTGTAGATGTTACTGCAAAGAATGATAGTAGTTTGAGTGTTAATGACAAGCAAATTTTTGTGGATTTAGAAGATTTGAGAAGTGATGATATTGAAGAAATAAAATATGGAACTTGCGAAAAAAATCAATTTGCGTTAGATGGAACTTTTGAGCTAATGCCTGATTATGAAGATTTAGATGATATGTGTTGGTGGAGTAATGAAATGTCCAATGAAAACGGACAATTTGCTACTCCTTTAATTATGGAAATAAACTTTACTGAACCACATAGTAGTTTAGGATTAACAATAATTGGTAGTTCTGCAAATGATTATTGTAACGATCTGAATATAAAATTCTACGATGCAAATGACGATTTAATTAGCGAGGGCAATTTTAATCCTGATAGATACGATTATATTTGTAATAATATTTGCGAAAATTACTCAAAAATAGTTATTACATTTTACAGTACAAATAATCCTTATAGATATTTAAAGATTTATAAAATATTGTATGGAGCGATAAAGGTATTTGAAGGTGATAATTTAATGAAAGCAAATGTGCTTGAAGAAGTGGATTTATTAAGTTCAGAAGTTAGTATAAACACATTAGATTTTACAATATATTCAGCTAATGATGAATTTAATATCATAAATCCAAAAGGCTTTTATAGTTTATTACAACAAAGACAGAAGTTCCAAGTAAAGGAAACATTAATAAAGAAAAATCAAGAAAAATTTCTGGGTACTTATTATTTGGACAAGTGGTCAAATGAAAAAGATAAGACAATGAAAATTGAGGCTATTGATCTAATAGGTGTAATTGATAAAACTGATTTTATAGGTGGTATGTATACTAACATACTTTTTGAAGATTTAATTGAAGAAATTATGACATCTGCAAATTTAGAAAGTGATGAATATGAAATAGAACAAGTTTTGACGAATATAGAATTAACTGGATATATTCCAATTTGTACTCATAGAGAAGCGTTGCAACAAGTGCTTTTTGCAGTTGGTGCTGTGGCTGATTGTAGTAGAAGTGAAAAAATAAAAATATATACAGTCAAAGATTTGGAAACAGAAAACGAAATAGACAAAGGTAATATTTTTCAAGGTACAAAGAAAATAGAACAAAATGAAAATGTAACAGGAGTTGAAGTTGTCGTACATCAATTTACGCCAGATGAAACAAAATCAGAAAAATTATATGAAGGAACTTTAAATGTAGGACAGACAAGAATTTTATTTAATGAACCAGTATACAGTATGAGTTGTACAGGTGGAACAATAGCAGAATCTAATTGTAATTATGCTATTGTTGAATGTACTCAAGAAAGTCAAGTATTGATTACTGGATATAAATATAAAGATAATTTACAATCACATTTAGTAGAAATTCCAAATTTAATTCCAAGTCAAAAACAAAATACATTGAAAATAGAAAAAGCATATTTTGTAAATAAAAATAATGCTGAAACTATTGGAGAAAGAATATTAAATTATTATCAAAAAACATACAAAACATCTTTTGATTTCTTAATTGAGGATGAAGTTTTAGCTGATAATGTAATTATCGAAGGAGACTTTGACCAGCAGTTAAAAGGAAATATAACTAAATTGGAAATTGACTTAACTGGTGGTTTTATTGCAAGTACAGAAGTTCAATCAAAGATTAAGGAGGACGAAGAAAATGGATAATTTAATATTTGATAGATTAGCAAGTGATGTTGATAATGCTTTAAATAATCCCAATAGTAGTTATAATTTAAAAGGAGCATATAATTGTTCTGATTTGAATAGAGTTGAAGCTTGGTGTGAATATTTGCAATATGTACTATCTCAATATGGTTTTACTGAAAAACTGGTAATTAAGAAGGATTGGAATTTCAGAGATTATCCTACAAGAACTGAAATAGATAGAATAAGAAGTAACATAGATACTTTAAAAGAGTTTTGCTATGCCATAAATACTGAAGAAATAATTTATAATAATACTTTAAATTTTGAGCAAGCAAACATACTCGAAAAAGTATTGTACGATATTCAGCAACACGTTATAGATAATACTTATGAAGTTCCACTATCATATAATTTTGCGACAGCTTTAGCCAAAAAAAGAGATATTGAACTCATTGCAGATAACAGAAAAAATTTAAAAGAACCTAAACTAGACATTGGTATTGGTGTATTCCTTTATCGAACTAGTTTTTTTAGTTTACAAACATATTAAAAAGAAAGGAGATTTATAAAATGGCTTATGGAATTACATATATTACAACACAAGGTGCTATTGAAGCTGCCAAAACATTACAATCTAAAATAATTAGATTTTCAAAATTTGTTGCAGGAAATGGAACAATAGTAGATGGAGATGTAGACACAATAAAGGCTTTAACTGATGTAGTAAATCCAATACACGATTTTAAAGTTACAGGTATTGTTCGTGATAGCGAGACAAGAGTTACTATTAAAGGTTATTTTAGTAATATAGATTTAGAAAGTGCATTTTATATGCGAGAATTAGGATTATATGCTATTGATCCAGACACGGTTGAATATATACTAACGACTGATACAGAAATAGATGCTTCCAAAAGATATTATATAAGAAGTGGTAGTAGTGGATCATATGTATATACAGAAGTTGAAAATCCTGTTGTTGCTGATATTGGAAGTTACTATGAATTAACTGGAGATGAAGTTTTATTTGCATATATAAATTATGGAGATAACGCTCAATATATAAACAATAGTCCATCAGACAAGGAAGATTTCTTCTATGACATGATAGTTGTTGTGG